AACCTATAATGCTTAAAAATAAATTTAGTAATATATACCTGGAACCTTAGTTAGATCCGTTAAAACCTTAATAGACCTACAGGTATAACCCATTTGTAGGATATAAATCAGTATTTACTCCGTACTTACCTACGGAGTTTTTGCAGCTAACAAAATCTTAAAACTAAGAAATACTACCTTGCTAACCAAGGCTTATTTATACTGTACGATTGCTATTATAATGTAAATATTTACAATGTCAATGTTTAATTTTAGTTTTTTGGTTAAATTATTGTTACTGTTACACTGGCAACGCTTAAGCCGTCATAATCCGCGCCACTGGATCTATGCATTATTGTAGTTGTTTGATTTGTAGTGTTGGTGTCCTTTCTGCCGTAAACAGATATATTTTGTGGGGTGGCAAAATTGGCGGGGGTAAATGTCAATACCATGGTTGTTGCTATTACTCCGTCTGCGTTTCTGTTGAATGCTATAATCGTTACATCGCCAGTTGGCTCTGTATTTAAAAATATGTTGTAAGTTGCTGTTGTATCTTCATTTATTGTTAATTGTGTTACCGAAACAGTGACACCTGGTAAGGGCTGATTTGGATCGGGGTCTGGGGTTGCTGGCGGGGTTGGGTCGACTGGGGTTGGATCGGGGTCTATTATATCGGGTGTTGTGTTGTCCGTAAAGGCATCGCCGCCGCCTGTTAACTCTGTATTTGTTGTGGTATGGATGCCTTCAATCGAGTTAGCCAAAACCACGCCTATTGGGGTGTTTCCTGTCGTGCCAGCGTTTAAACAAATAACTTTTCCTTGAATGGTTTTAGACGCCGCAAGTGTGATTTGCTTTGTTGTTCTGTAACTGTATTCTACGCCACTGGTTGTTTTAGTCACTAATGTTCTAATTGGTAGAGTTATCGTTGATGTTGTGTTATTGATAAAATTTACCAAGCCTACGGCTGAGAATAATTTTTTAAAATTGCCGCTAACTGCTATTGTAATTGTTGTTGAGACAAGACCAAGATTTGGGGTTGCGGTTGAGTGGTTTTTTAGTGCGCCGTCAAATCTTTTGGTCGTTCCAAAGTCATCGTTTAGATAAAACTCCCAGTTTCCTGTTTTGTTATCATCAAATAATTTTTCAATGATACGCTGTGAATCGTCTTTTGGCAGATAATTAAAAGTAATAGTTAGGTCGCCTGCCTCCTCTATTGTCATGCGTTTTTGAGTGCCGTCTTTATAAGTTGTTCGTTTTAACTCCCCTCTTGTGCGCTGAAAAACTGGGATGTCTGTTATGGCACCGATGTCTTTATAAACGCCGTTTGTTAATAACCGGAGTTTGGACTGATTACCTATCATTACTCTACTTTTGCACCATAAAATGTGCAGATGAATTCATAGAAAAACAAGCTGGTTTCTTTGTCAATGCCATCAGTCAATGAATGCACCTGTACTGTTTGGGTGTTGTTATCTGCGTGTTGTGCTAGTGCATTAAATATTGGGTCTCTTAGACCTGTCAAGTCACAAAAATTGTCATGGTAAACTTTAATTATTACTGTGTGATCTTGTCTTTGTTCGCCTTCATAGCTGAAGCCCTCTAATAATTCAACTTGTTTATAAATCACATATGGCTTTGCTGTACTCGATGTCGCCTGAAGTGGAAAAACCCTGTCATTTATTTCAGGGATTGCGTTTAAAATGTTTAAAATCTGTACCGGGATCATAATTTGTCTAACTCCTTTTTCATTTTTTTAGTGAATCTATCAAATGATAGTTGCTGAGTTGATTTTAAAGCAATATCGGTAAAGCCTGTGCCTTTTATTTTGCCAGTGTATCGCCCTGACTTTGTGTATCTTTCTTTTGTGCCGTCTGATTGCCAATATCTGGTGTAGGCACTAGACTCGTAAATGCTTGTTTTGCCTACAATTTTCTTTATTGAGTTTTTGCCTTTGACGCCTAAAACAACGGTTGGCATTCTCTCTGTATAGCCTCGTACTTCCCATGCATCCCTAAAGGACTTTGTAAACCACTTATTTGAGTATTGACTATATGGGGATAGTGCTTTTACGGCTTTTAGCACTGGGGTAAATGAAAACTGCAGGATTCGTCTGATGACTTTTTTCTGTGCGGCGTGCTCCATTCTGACAAACCTATCCTCTAATTCTTGCATTCCTTGTAGATTAAAATCAACGCTGATCATATTTACATCTAAATATCAATGTTTTGTTTTTAAAATCAAAATTATCAACGCTGATAACTTTTAAATCCTTGTTGTTAAATTTTATGACTAAATCATTAATATTGAGTGCTTCGTCATATCTTGTGTTGATAACCACATCAGCGATGACATTTTCAGAATCTGCGCTAAAATTCTCTGACAACATTCTTGTTTTTGCTGATCCGCGGACACCTTCTTTTACTAATTGCAAGCTGAACTCACGACTACCGGTATCCGTTATTGTCTCAACTTTTTTATAGAAATTTAAGATATTGCGCAATGCGCCAGTATTCATAAATAAGCTGTCCTATATTGAGATAAGATTGTTTCTACTGCTCTGTTTTCTATGAATTTTGCACTTATTGTTGCTTCTCTGTTTTCGTAAAAACCGCCGATTAATAGCAATACCGCCTGATCTAAGGCAGGCGGTAGCGGGTCTAAGTCTTTGATTATTAAGCCACACTCTTTATTGACATAACTAATTGCGGCGTTAATATAACCTTGTATTAGCGTGTCGTCTGAGTCGTGGCTGATATTTAAGTGAAGTTTAGCAAGCGATAAATCGACCATTTCATTTTACTTTTTTTGTTTTAGATTTTGACTTGGACTTTGATTTTGGCTTTTCGTCATCGGTGTCGTCAATTTCTGCGTCCTCGATTTGTGCTTTGGCAATATCTTTTAATGGAAAACAAAGACCGTCTTTAACCCAATCGTCATAAACATCGCGGTCTATTTGCACACTTTCGCCTGCTTTGACATTTCTACCAAAGAAGTAAAAACCACATTTTGCTTTTACTTTAATCATTATTTAATCTCCAATGCTGTCAATAGTTGCGTGTCAACCAATAAACCGTCAAAACGCTTTTGAACCAAGAAGCCAACCATGCCATTAGGTGCGTATATTTCATCCAAAACTTTGAGTGTTGCTCTTGATCTGTCCCAGATCTCATAGCCTTTTAGGCTACCGAATAAAATCGATAATTTACCAGTTGCAATGTCGTCCATGCCGTCAAGAATAACTACGGGTTTTCCATAAAAAGTTGGCGGCTGACCAAGCACTAGAGAGCGTTGCCACAATCCGTTGCCGTCTCCGTCTTTCATGTTGTAAAGCGTCATTGATGTCTTTCTATTCATAAAATAGATACCATTGTTAGCAACAACCTGCTTAACACCTAATGTTAATGAAGTAACATCGTTTGCTACAATTGAACCCGTATTTGTTGTTTTTGTTTTCATGTTGGCTGGGATGCCTGGGATGATGCCGTTCGGCTTCTTAACTCCATCACCAAACAAAAACGCGCGTTCGTCTGCAACTTCAAATGCTTTACCGAATTCTGTAATAATTTCACTGGCAATGTCAAACTGTGAGTCTTGGATTATTTCATCTGATGCCTTGATGATGCCACCAATTTTGTGCGCATCGATTTCGACTGTGCCAAAGGACATATCAGTGAGTGGAAATTCGCCTTTCTCATCAACATAATCAACTGTTGCACCGCCTAAGGCTTTGGTGATAACAACTGGGGTGTGTGATGTTTTGTTGGTTGCGTATTGGCGGATTGGACTGCGATCGTATAGGGCTCTTACCAATCTCTTATCCCAAGTTTTCGGTACAAGGACACCACCCTTTGCCGGGACGCCGACTTCTAAAACATTTTTAGGACCTTCATCGGCGGCGGTATGAATAGCTGCTACAAAGTCTTTGTCATATTTTGCTTCCACTGCATCTGCGCCTGATTGTTCTGTGCTTGTTACCGTGATGTTCGTGCTGGTATCTTCTGGTTGGTTTAGTCTGTTGTCTAAATCTTTTAATTTGTTTGCAGTCTCGATGGCGTCGCCAAGTGCCAAGGCTTCTTTTTGCATTGAAATTAGTTTTTCCTGATTTTCTGCGGTTGTAATTAATTCGCCTTTGGCTTTAATCAGATCGTCAATTTCTTTAACTTTGGCTTCGTATTTTTCTACTAATGTTTTAATCATTTTTTTTTGCTTCCTTTTTTGTTTTAAATTTTTCTGTTATACTTCTGTAAATTTGATTTTAAATCAATTAACATATTATCAATTTCATCGTTTGTAAGGCTGTTTTGAATTTGTTTAGAATCTTGATCTGAATCTGCGATATCTTGTACTTGTTTTTTCATTTCTGAGATTTTGTCTGTTGGGATATTTTTATATTTGAATTGGTTATTTG